CGACTACCAGGTGGTTTCGGGTGATCCCGCAGACGAGCGCACCTGGGCAGCGCTGGATGAACTGCTCAAGGCTAAATACCGCCACCCGTGCGGGGTCGGCCTTGGCATTCTTGCGGTGGCCGTCGATTCCGGTGGTCATCACACCGATGAGGTTTACCAGTTCTGCCGCGTTCGTCGCTGGCGCAACGTGTTCGCCATCAAGGGCGCGAGCAAGCCCGGGAAGCCGGTGATTGCCCAGCGGCCGTCGATGGTCGATGTGACCTGGAAGGGGCAGACCGAACGCAACGGTGCCGAGCTGTGGTTCGTCGGTACCGACACGGCCAAGGACTGGATCTACAACCGTTACCCGTTCGAATCGGGACCGGGTGCATTGCACTTTGCCAATGACCTGCCGGACGACTTCTTCGACCAATGTGTAGCAGAGCGCAAGGTCGCCCGCTACATCCGGGGTCACAAGCGCATCGAATGGGTCAAGGGCAAGGCCGAGCGCAACGAAGCGCTCGACCTGATGGTGTACTGCCTGGCCATGGCGCACTACCTGGGTCTTAACCGCTACAAGGAACACGACTGGGAGCGGGTGCGTCAGTCCTTGGCACAATCAGGACTGTTCGACGAAGCATTGGGCATCAAGCCTGTTCAAGGCGAACGCGTCAGTAACCCGGTGCCAGCAGCATCCGTTGCTGCACCACAACCAGCACCGCAACCCGCTGCTCCGGTCGTGCAATCGAGACCGTCAGCACCGCCACCTCAACGCCGCAGCTCCACCAGCGGTTACCTGAAGAGACGCTGATATGTCATTTACCCAGAAGCACCTCGACGCGGTTGAGGCGGCTATCGCTCGCGGTGAGAAAACCGTGCGCTACACCGATCGCACCGTGGAATACCGCACCGTTGACGAACTGCTCAAGGCTCGCGAAGAGATCCGCACCTCGCTGATCAGCGCTGCCGGGCCACGCTCGCGCGTGGTTCGGCTGTACCACGGAGGCAAAGGAGTCTAATGGCCCGCACCTATCCGACGCTGACCCGTAACGGATTCTTGCTGCCGTCGAACATCAAGGCCAGTTACGAAGGCGCCGGAGAGGGGCGCCGATCCACTGGTTGGGATGCTCCCGACAACGGGATCAACAGCATCAATACCCCGGCACTGCGCAACTTGCGGTCGCGTTCACGGGCTGCGGTTCGCAACGATCCCTATGCCTACAACGTGATCGACAAGCGCATCAGTAACCTGATTGGCACCGGTATCACGCCGCGTCCCAAGACCGACGACGAAGCGCTGCGCAAGTTGCTGCAGGAACTGTGGGAGGACTGGGTCGATGAGTCGGACGCCGATGAGCGCACCGACTTTTACGGCCAGCAGGCACTGATCGCCCGTACGGTCGAGACCTCCGGTGAGTGCTTTGTTCGGCTGCGACCGCGCAACCTGGACGAGGGCCTGGCGGTGCCGTTGCAAATCCAGGCGCTGGCGCCGGAGTTTGTTCCGCACGACAAGTTCGAGACCACCCGAGACGGCAACATCATCCGTGCCGGGATCGAGTTCACTCCGGGCGGCAAACGCGTGGCGTACTGGATGTACCTGTCGCATCCGCGTGATGCGTCGTCACTGAATGCCGGGTACAACCAACTGGTGCGCGTGCCGGCCACCCAGGTGCTGCACATCTTCGAGCCGGTCGAGCCGGGCCAGCTGCGCGGTGTGCCGCGATTGTCGCCGGTGCTGAAGCGCCTGCGCAGTCTCGACAACTACGACGATGCCGTATTGTTCCGTCAGGAGGTGGCCAACCTGTTTGCCGGTTTCATCAGTCGACCGCCGCAGGACTCTGGACCGGTACCGAGAGATCCAGTCACCGGTCAACCATTGAGCTTGGATCGTGACGGCTTCACGCCGATGGTAGCGCTGGAGCCCGGCACGATGCAGGAGCTGGGGCCGGGTGAAGAGGTCGAGTTCTCCAAACCGCCAGACGCTGGCAACAACTACCCGGACTTTATGCGGCAGCAACTGATGGCTGCAGCAGCGGGAACGGGCACGCCCTACGAGATCCTCACGGGTGACATGCGCGAGGTCAACGACCGGGCGCTGCGGGTGGTGCTCAACGAGTTCCGGCGTCGCCTGGAGCAACTGCAATTCAGCGTCTATGTCCACCAGCTTTGCCGTCCGGTTCGGGCCGCCTGGATGGACATGGCGGTGCTGTCGGGCGCTCTGGTGCTGGAAGACTACGCACAGCGTCGGCGCGAATACCTGCGTACCCGTTGGGTGCCGCAAGGCTGGGCCTACATCCAGCCCGTGCAGGACGTACAGGCGCGGCGAATGGAAGTGCAGGCGGGCTTTGCCTCGCGTAGTGAAATGGTCCTGCGCACCGGCTACGACGCCGAAACGGTCGACGCGGAAAACGCCGCCGATCTCGCCCGGGCCACGCACCTGGGCCTCAATTACACCACTCTTGAAGCTTTCGTCCCCATCGACGACAAGGAGCAACCATGAGCAAGAAAGCACGACCGCGCGTTTACAACCGGGCCGGCCAACGGGTCCAGGTGCAGGACAAGACCTGGTACGCCGTGCAGGCCAACGGCGAGGCCGCTGAACGTGTCATTGAAGTGTTCGTCTACGGTGAGATCGGTGCCTGGGGTGTGACCGCCAATCAGTTTGTGCAGGATCTGCGCGCCATGGATGACGGTGTCTCGCCGGTCATTGCCGCCTTCAACAGCATCGGCGGCGACCTGTTTGACGGCTTGGCCATGCACAACGCGTTGTCACGTTTGGGCGAGCGCTGCACCGGACGGATTGATGCGCTGGCCGCCAGTGCGGCCAGCGTCGCAGTGTGCGGCGCACACAAGGTTGTCATCGCGGCCAACGCCATGCTGATGATTCACAACCCATGGACCTATGCGGCCGGGGATGCCGAAGATTTTCGCAAGGTGGCTGACGTCCTCGACCAGACCATGGAAGCGATCATCGCGGCCTATAAGGCGAAGGCGCCGAACATTGATGAAGTCGAATTGCGGCGGCTGGTCGCCGCTGAGACCTGGCTGACGGCCAACGAAGCCGTGGCCTTGGGCCTGGCCGATGAAGTCGGTGACGGAATCAAGGTCAAGGCGTGCCTCGGCCAGGGCGGCGTGCTGCAGCGGTACCAGCACGCACCGGCCGAACTGTTGGCTCAGCTCGACGAACCCCCAGAGCCGGACCCGGAATTAGAGCCAGATGATCCGCCTCAGACGCCGCCGATAGTCGATGCCGCCAAATTAGCGCTGATGATCACCCAGCGTTGCGCCGAGGCGGGCATCAGCAACCTGGTCGCGCCGCTGCTCAGTTCGACCAATCTCGAAAGTGAGGAGATCGTCCAGGTCGGCCTGACACGCGCCAAGGCGGTAAATGATTTGTGCGTAGCTGCGCGCTTGCCAGAGTTCAGTGTCGAGTTCGTCGCGGCCGGTCTGGATGCAGCGGCAGTTCGGGCGCGTCTGTTCGACAAGCTCGTCGGCAGCGGCAAGGGCTTCGAAATCGACAACAGCCTGCCGCTGGACGATGACCCGGCACCGAAGGTGCTGGCCAAGCAAATCGATCAACCCTCTATCTGGTCGGCGCGCCAAGGCGCGCGCACCGCTAAACCCCAATCTGCCACAGGAGCAAGACGATGACGATTCAACGAGAGCCGATGTACGCAGGTGAGTTCCTGCTGTCCGAGGCCGCTGGCACCATTTCCCGCGAAGCCATCAACGTCGCGGCGGGCCCTGCGCTGGAACCGGGGCAGATCCTCGGTTTGGTCAGCCTGACCGGTGAGTTCGCGCCTTACGACCCGACCGCCGAAGACGGCAGTGAAAACGCTATCGCCATTCTCTACGGCCCGCTCGGCGAATCCGATGTGGTCCGTCGTGGCCGCGCCGTAGTGCGCTTGGCCGAGGTCAGCGAAACCCATCTCACCGGTCTGGATCCGGCCGCTGAAAAGGCGCTGGCCACCCATTTTCTGATCGTCCGCTAAGACGACCACCCTGATTACCGAACCCGCCGCGTGCGGGTTTTTTGCATTCTGGAGATAGCTTCATGGCTGACATTGAAATCTTTAACGATGACGCGTTTTCGGTCTCTTCGCTGACCGCCGCCATCAACGACCAGGAATACCTGCCGGGCCGCATTAGCAGCCTTGGCCTGTTCCAGGAGGAGGGCATCACCACCCTGACGGTGCAGATTGAGAAGGACGGCGACACCCTGGCACTGGTACCGGCCGGCGAGCGTGGCACCTCTGGTCTGGTGGTCAGCGGCACCAAGCGCAACCTGATTCCGTTCAACACCGTACACCTGCCTCAACGCTTTGCGATCAAGGCTGATGAGATTCAGGGGATCCGCGCCTTCGGTACCCGTTCTGAGTTGCAGGCCGTGCAGGACGTGGTCAACAAACGTCTGGCCAAAGCGCGTCGACAGCTCGACGCCACCCACGAGTTCCAACGCATGGGTGCGCTCAATGGCCAGATCCTCGATGCCGATGGGTCGACGGTCCTGCTGGATATCTACAAAACCTTCGGCGTGACGCGTAAGAAAATGTCCATGGGACTCAACAGTCCCGATACCGAGTTACGCGTCAAATGCGGGGAAGCGCTGGACCTGCAAGAGGATGCGCTCGGCAGTGTCACCAGCAGCGGCTCGCGGGCACTCTGCGGCAAGAACTTCTGGAACAAGCTGATCGTCCACAAATCGGTCAAGGAAACGTTCCTCAACAGCCAGCAGGCGGCAGCATTGCGCGGTGATGCCCGCGAAAGTTTTGAGTTTGGCGGCATCGTCTGGGAGCGCTATCGCGGCAAAATTGCGGGCGTCACTTTCATCCATGACGACAAGGCCCTATTGATTCCTGAAGGCGTGCCGGACCTGTACATCTCGGTGTTTGCCCCGGCGGATTACATGGAAACGGTCAACACCGAAGGCGTGCCGTACTACAGCAAGATCGAACCGATGCCGTTCAACAAAGGCATGGCCGGTGAAGCTCAGTCTAACCCGCTGCACCTGTGCACCCGGCCGCTGGCGCAGATCCTGCTGGAGCTCTGACCATGGGCTTTCGCGATTTGATCGCCGAGGTCGACGCGGTGGTGTTCGAAACCCTGGGCGACACGGCCCGGATCGAGGGGCGCGAGGAAGCGGTGCTGGGCATGTTCGCCGCGCCCTGGCTGCAACCGAAAATCGGCAAGCTCAACACCGGCCTGCGCGAACCTCGTTTCGAGATTCGCGTCAGCGACTCGCATGGACTGGAGCAGGGTTTGCTGGTCACCATCGAACTGCCGGAGTTGGACGGTGGTGGCGAGTACGACCTGCTGCAGCTGGAGCCTAGCGGCGACGGTCTGGTCGCCTTGATTTTGAGGATGCGCGCATGAGTGTCGGCAGCTACTTCAAACCGTCGGCGGGGGGCGGGATGCTATCTATCCAGTCCTCGGCTGCGGACCTGAAAGCGTTTCAGGACTTCGCCAAGCTGGTACCGAAAGCAGCCGCAGCAGCGCATCGTCGAGCGATCAACAAGACGCTGGGTTGGTTGCGCACGCACATTGCTCGCGCAGTCAGCCGGCAAGAGCGCATCGCCGTCGCGGCGGTGCGTCAGCGTCTGCGCAGTTATCCGGTGTCCGGGGGAGCCACGAGCGGCAAGTTGTGGTTTGGTCTCAACGCGATCGAGTCCAGCCGGATCGGGCGAGCACGGCAGTCCGGCAGCGGCGTGTCGGTGGCCGGGCGGCGGTATCAAGGGGCCTTCCTCAAGAAGGTCTATGGCAACAAGCCCGACATCTGGATCCGCACAGCGAGCAAGCACTTCAACGCGGATGACTATCCCGACAGCACAGTGTCGGGAGGCGGTGGTGCCAGTTCGGGTTGGGTCGCGGAAAACGGCGATCGCTTTCCGCTGGCTAAAGCCAAGGTATCGCTGGAGCAAGCCCGTCCGCACTTCGACACCTGGGTCAAACGGGCCGATGCGCGTCTGCTGGAGATCCTGCACCAGGAACTCAACTTTGAGCTGCAGAAATACCTGAAGGGGACGGCCCATGTCTGACGAGACTTTTAGCCTGGACCAGCTTTATCAGGCGATCGAGCAGCGCCTGGCGAACAATCTGTCCGGCATCAAAGCGGTCACAGCGTGGCCCAACGTCAAGGACCGCATCGCATTGCCGGTGGTGTTCATTGAAATGGCAGAAATGGAACCGGGGGTTGATATCGGTACCGGCGAGACCAGCCTGATTTGCCGGTTCGAAGCGCGGATTATCGTTGATCCGATCCGCCCGAAGCACTGCCAGCAGGCCGCGCACCTGGCGGCGCAACTGGCCGTGTTACTCCGCCTGCAAACCTGGGGCCTGGCGGTGGAACCCGCCGAGTTCGTGCAGGCCACACAGGACTGGACCAAGCCAGAGCTCGACGGTTACGTGGTTTGGTTAGTCGAGTGGACCCACCAGATTTATTTGGGCGTTGAGGAATGGCCATGGCCAGACGAACCGCCGGGCTCGCTGGTGATCAATGTCGAGCCAGGTGATGGCCCGGTTCATCCGGAGGATCTGTGAGTTACGCCAGTGCGGAACATGACCGCATGATCGCCGCCATGCTGATGCCGTGCGTGGTGGTCGGCGTGGATCTGGCGGCGGCGATGGTCCGTGTGTCCAATGGCGAATGGACCAGCGCCTGGGTGCGCTGGCACAGCCTCGCGGCCGGCAAGGCGCGACACTGGCGCGCGCCGAGCCTGGGCGAGCAAGGGGTGTTGTTCAACCCCAGCGGGCAGGCGGCCATGGGCACCTTTATCCCGGGCCTGTATGGCAATGCCGGCGCCCAGCCGGACAACCGTGATCATGTGGAAGTCTGGCGCTTTGACGATGGGGGCTCGCTGATCTACGACTGGCAGGCCAAGACCTACACCATCACGCTGCCCACCGGAACGGTGACGGTCAAGGTCGGCAGCACCGAGGTCACCGTGACGGATAACGCCATGACAGTAAAGGTTGGCGGCACCGAGGCTGCGTTAACGCCCGATTCGGTGGCAGTCACATCGGCCTCGATCAAGTTGGTCGCGGCAGTGGAAATTGCCGGCACGTTACACGTAACGCAGGACATCACCGGTGGTGCCTCTATCCTCGCGGCAGGATCCAGCGACAACCATCACACGCACTAATCAACAATCCATCCAGCCCGCCCAGTGCGGGTTTTTCATGCCTGGAGAAAACATGGCCAAGACCACCGAACAGCCTGCCGCCGATCAGTCGCCGGCGGATCTGCTGCTGACTTTTCGCGACAAGGTGTACACGTCGCGCACCCTGATCATCCCGGGCAGCGCTCGCACGCTGTCGGTGGCCAAGGGGCGTGTCGAGGTGTCCGTTTCCGATGAACAAGCCGTCGCCTATCTGAAGGCCCATCCCGAGCTTGAGCCGCTGAAGGAGTGATGTAGATGATCGGAATGGATCGCCACACCGGCCAACCCATTTCCGGCATCGAGCATTTGCGCCAGTCCATGGGCGACGTCCTGGGCACGCCGCTGGGCAGCCGCCGGCACCGGCCGGAGTACGGCAGCAAGGTCCGCTCCTACGTGGACTTGCCCGTCAATGAGGGGTGGAAAAGCTCCGTGCAAGCGGAAGCCATCCGTGCTTTGGAACGCTGGGAGCCGCGGCTGAAACTGGAGCGCGTGCGCGTGCTGTCGGTGCTGGGCGGGCAAATCAATCTGAGCGTTGCCGGCGACTATCTCGGCGATGAGTTTCTTGTTGAGGTCAGCGTATGAGTCTGCTGGATCTGTCGGCCCTGCCGGCGCCGGACGTGCTGGAGCCTTTGGACTTTGAGGCGACCTATGAGGAAGGGCTGGGCGTCTTTCGTGGCTACATGGGGAGCAACTGGACCGCGACGCTGGAAAGTGACCCGGTCACCAAAGTGATCGAGGTCGGGGCGTACATCAAGGTCGGGAACCGCGCCCGGGTCAACGACGGCGCCAAGGCGCTGTTACTGGCCCATGCCATTGGCAGCGACCTCGACCAGTTGGGGGCCAATTACAATCTGAAGCGTCTGGTTATTCAGGCCGAGGATCTGACAGCGGTGCCGCCGGTACCGGAAATCAAGGAAAAGGACGACCCGTTTCGCGAGCGTATCCAGTTGGCCTTTGAGGGGTTGACCACGGCCGGCCCGCGTAACAGCTACATCCTGCATTCGCGTAACGCGTCGGGGCTGGTGGCGGATGCCACGGCGGAAAGCCCGGCGCCGTGCTGCGTTACGGTAACGGTGTTGAGTTCGGAAGGGGAAGGCGAGGTCGGCCCCGAGTTGTTGGCCGTCGTGGAAACGGCGCTGAATGATGAAGATGTGCGGCCGCTGACCGACTGGGTGACGGTGCAGAGCGCGGAGATTATCCGTTACCGCATCGATGCCATTTTGCACATGAGCAGCGCCGGGCCTGAAGGGGATGCCAGTTTGGCCGAGGCTACCAAGCGACTGGCGGCCTGGATCAACCCGCGCAAGCGGCTGGGGGTTGAGGTGGCGCGCTCGGCGATTGATGCTCAGTTGCACGTCGCCGGCGTTTCCCGGGTTGAGCTGCCCGGCTGGGTCGACCTGGCCCCGACCAAGGCGCAGGCGGCTTACTGCTTTGATTACAGCGTGACGTTGGCGGGGGCAACATGAGAAGTCTGCTGCCCAGCAACAGCACGCAACTGGAGCGCGCCCTGGAGGCGACGTTTTACGAGCGCACGATTGTCCCGCTGCGCACGCTCTACAACGCCGATACCTGCCCGGTGCATCTGCTGCCCCATCTGGCGTGGGCGTGGTCGGTCGATCGCTGGGATTACCGTTGGCCCGAAGCGACCAAGCGCGCCGCCATCAAGGCGTCGTATTACATCCATGCCCACAAGGGGACCATCGGCGCCTTGCGCCGGGTGGTCGAGCCGCTGGGCTACCTGATCGAAATCGTCGAGTGGTTCAAGACGGTGCCCAAAGGCGTGCCGGGCACCTTCGCGCTGAAGGTCGGCGTTCTGGATACCGGGATCACCGAGGAAATGTATCAGGAGCTGGAGCGCCTGATCGACGATGCCAAGCCCGTGACCCGGCACCTGACCGGGCTGGCGATCAGCCTCGAAACCCAAGGCAATCTGAACATCAGTGTCGCCCTGTACGAAGGCGACGAAATCGACGTTTACCCGCCGGTGCTGCGTGACATCGAGGTCACGGGTCGCTTCGGCGTGGTGGGGCGCGAACACTCCATAGACACCCTGGACGTTTACCATGATTGATGCGAATTCCCAGTTTTTCGCCATCCTCACGAACGTGGGAATGGCCAAGCAGGCTAACGCCGACGCGCTCGGCATTCCCTGGAAGATCACCGAAATGGGCGTGGGCGATGCCAACAACACCGACCCGATCCCCAATGCCTCGCAAACCACGCTGATCAACGAATGGCGGCGCCGGCCGCTGAATCAGCTCAAGATCGACCCGATCAACCCGGCGGTGCTGATCGCTGAGCAGATTATCCCGGCGGATGAAGGCGGCAAGTGGATTCGCGAAATCGGTCTGTACGATGCGGACGGGGATCTGGTGGCGGTGGCCAACTGTGCGCCGAGCTTCAAGCCGATCCTGTCGCAAGGCTCGGGTCGCACGCAAATCGTGCGAATGAACTTCATCGTCACCAGCACCGGCAACATCACGCTCAAGATCGATCCGGCGATTGTGCTGGCCTCACGCGCCTACGTCGACGCGGCCATTCTGGAGGTGCTGCCGAAGAACAGGACGCCCGGCGAATGGACCCGGGTCAAGACCAACGATCGGGGAATCGTGGTGTCGGGGGATAACCCTGAGACGCTGGCCGGGATGGGCATCAAGGACAGTTACACCAAGGCTGAAATCGAGGCGATGATTGCGCAGGCCTCGGCGCTGCCGGTCGGCGCTTCGGTGTGGTTTCCAGTGAACAAAGTCCCGCCCGGGTTTCTGGAGATTGATGGCAGCGTCAAGAGTATTGCGGCCTATCCGGATCTGGCGGCGTTTTTGGGGACTGACTTCAACCGAGGCGATGAGGGCGCCGGTAACTTCCGCCTGCCGGAGTCGCGCGGTGAGTTTCTACGTGGTTGGGATCATGGGCGGGGTGTCGACGTAGGTCGAGCGATTGGCAGTTGGCAGGCCGATGACAACAAGGCTCACAGTCATACGACCAACTACGATGAGGTCGTCGATACATTTCAGTCAGGCACGGTTTCGCGCCTGTATGTTCAGCAATTCGGCTCAAACAATAACGTCGCGACCAATTCTTCAGGCGGTGCTGAGGCTCGCCCACGCAACTTAGCGGTAATGTGGTGCATCAAGGCCTGGAACGCACCGATCAATCAGGGAAACATTGATATCGCTGCGCTGGCCGCCCTTGCCGCTCAAGCGACCGAGCTGAATCAAGGCACGGCGAAAATCGCGACGCAGCCGCTTGTCGATGCAGGTATGGACGATACAACGATTGTTACCCCCAAGAAGCTGCGATTCGGCTTTTCGATCAGCCTCGGCACCAATGGCTATATTGCGTTGCCGAGCTGGCTAGGCGGTTTTATTTTTCAGTGGGGATCATCGGCTTCAATCGCAAGCGGCGCCGGGCTTTCTGTTTCGCTTCCCATTGCATTTCCTACTGCAATTCTGAATGCCTTCGTCTCAGCAAATGCCGTTTCGGGTATCGGGACGGCATTTTGCGGGGGCGTGAATGCGGCCAGCAAAACAGCCATCAGTATTTATCATTATTCCGCTGGCGGTGGCGCTGCTAACTATCGCTGGTTGGCTGTAGGCCACTGAGGTTATGTCTATGAAGTATGCAGTATTTAACGAAGATGCGACCCTGATGACCTGTCTGGTCGAGGGGATTCATGAAATCCCCAACTCAGCCGTTGCACTTGATGCTGATCTATTTCTAAAGATCACCCAAGAAACGGATGGGGTATGGATGCTCGGCGCAGATGGCGAAATCACCAAGCACCCGAGTCCGCTGGTGGCACCGGACTACCCTGCAATGATTGCCAGCGAGCGCTACAAGCGCGAAGGCGTGGGCATCATCGTTGATGGCTCGCTCATCGACACCACCCGGGATGGCCAGGCTTTGATTGCGGGGGCGGCAGTGTCGGCGATTCTCGATCCGAACTACCGGTGCAACTGGAAGACCTCTGCCGGCTTTGTCGAACTGAATGCCTCGCAACTGGTCACCATCGCGACGGCGGTGCGGGAGCATGTACAGGCCTGCTTTGATCGCGAGCTGGCGTTGTTGCGGGCGATCGAAGCGGGCGAGTACAGCGACGACATGCTGACCCAAGGCTGGCCGGATTCCCTGCCGCCGCCGGAGCCCGAACCGGCTCCCGCAGAACCCCAATAAACGCCCCGCACTGACGGGGCGTTTTCTTTTCCGTTACGCGTAACACGAACATCCCTCACAGCCTCGCTTATGCGGGGCTTTCTCGTTTCTGGAGATTGCCTTATGAGTTTCTTTCACGGCGTTACGACCACGCTGCTCGACACCGGGGCGCGGACTATTTCGCTGCCGTCGTCGTCGATCATCGGTCTGTGCGACACCTTCACCCCGGGCATCCTCGGCGGTGGTACGGCCAAGGCCGGCGAACTGAAGTTGATCACCTCCGAGCGCGAAGCCATCGCGGCATTCGGGGCGGGCTCGGCCATCGCCAGGGCGGCGGCCGCGATCTATGTGCGGGCCAAGGCGGTGATCGTTGCTGTGGGCGTGCCCAAGCTCGAAGACGCCGCGCTGCAAACATCCGCCATCATCGGTGGAGTTCTCGCCGATGGCCAGCGTACCGGCCTTCAGGCGCTGCTGGACGGCAAGAGCAAGCACAACGCCCAGCCCAAACTGTTGATTGCCCCGGGACATTCGGCGACGCAGGCCGTGGCCACCGCCATGGATGCCCTGGCCGGCAAGTTGCGCGCGATCGCCATCATCGACGGGCCGAACACCACCGATGAGGCGGCCATGGCCTACGCCTTGAACTTCGGCAGTAAGCGCCTGTTTCTGGTCGATCCGGGTGTGCAGTTCTGGGACACGATCGAGAGCGCGACGGTCGATGCACCGGGCTCGGCGTGGACGGCGGGTCTGTTTGCCTGGACCGATGCCGAGTACGGCTACTGGGCGTCGCCATCGAACAAGGAATTTGTCGGCATCACCGGCACGAGCCGCCCGATCGAGTACCTGGATGGCGACGCCACCTGCCGGGCCAACCTGCTGAACAACGCGAACATCACCACGATCATTCGTGACGGCGGTTTCCGTTTGTGGGGCAACCGCACGCTGTCCAGCGATCCGAAATGGGCGTTCATCACCCGCGTGCGGACTTGCGACATCCTCATGGATGCGGTCCAGGCCGGGCACAAGTGGGCGGTTGACCGCTCGATCACCAAGACCTACGTCAAGGATGTGACCGAAGGCCTTCAGGCGTTTATGCGCGACGAGAAGAACCGGGGTGCGGTGATCAATTTCGAAGTCTACGCGGACGACGAATTGAGCACGGCCAGCCAAATCATGCAGGGCAAAGTCTACTGGCGCATCCGTTTCACCGACGTGCCGCCGGCGGAAAACCCGAATTTCCTC